GGACCTCGGCATCGAGGAACACCGCGCCGTCTCCCTTTGGGGCATCGATGCTGAACTCGCTGAGGGTTTTGATGAACCTGTCTGTGAGCCAGGCAGGTACGTTGTCTTTTGTGGTGACAGTACGTATCTCCCGGTTTTCCGTGTTCCGGCCGATCTCTGTTGTGTCCTTGCGTGCGTCGGTGAAGGGACGCACGACAATCCGGGCGTTTCTGAATACCGTTGCGTCAATAGGATCGAACTCCGTGACTGAGGTGCGCGGTGCCCAGGTGAGCGAGATGTTGTGTAATGGGTCCCAATAGTTTCTCGGCGTTGATCCTGTCTGAGCTGCTGGCTCATCGTAAAACGCGAAGCTGGGAGTGGTGGGGAACAATGAGGCAAGCAGTACGGTGATCGTCAAGATGTAAATATTTTTCATTGTCTGCTCCTTTAGTCGAGAACGGATTTTTTAGGAGATTCGTTTTTTTGTACGGAGTCTGCTATTTGTTTGCACTCCGCTGCTTTTTTCTTTGCCTTTGCCGCGCTGCCTGCATCTCCCTTATGCTCATACGCAAGCGCGAGCAGTTCAAATTGGGCTGCTTGTACAGCATAGGCCGCCGACCTTCTGACCCCGCCGCCGTATCTTGATTGACCGGTACGAATACTTTCTTGCGTCTGTTCGATTTTTCGTTCGTAGATCTCTATTGCCAAAGCATACTTGTCCTCATTGAGATACGCGGAGGCCAGCTTGTCGTAGAGGTTATCTATTTCCCACAGTTTGGTATAGGCGTCTTTTGGAGAGTCGAACTCTCGGCTTATTGCCGATTTAAGCTTTTCGCTCTCTGGCTGGCATCCGGAACAAAACAGACCAATGATAATAAAAGCAATAAAACTGTATGCGGTTTTCAAGGCAGCCCCCTCATCAGCTTTTGTCTTATACCCGAAAAATACCCGGGCCCGGGTATGTACAATCACCCGCAACATTCTGTAATATTCTGCACCAGCTAGAAGAGCACCATTTGCAGCCGGGCGTCATGCGCTTTTTTTGATACGACTCCTTGGAACCCTCTTGCTCGCGCTCTCTCTGCCAAGCCCTTCCTTTTTTTTCGCTTCATCAATCCTGAACGTTTCGTATTTTGCTACCTCTTCCGCTACTCCAAGCATTGTGGCTTCTCTGTGTCTGAAAATTTCCAGTTGTTCCTGCTTGTCTTTTATGACTGGTGTTTTGTCTGTCCAATAGAATTCCCAGGGATCAACCTTTAATGCGTTGCACATTCTGGTCATAAGGTCTTTGCCCATGCCCTCACGTCCGGATTCAATCGCGCTTATCCTTGTCTGTGGCGTTTTAGATATTTCCGCCAACATGCCCTGAGACATTTTCTGCGCTTCTCTCAAGCGTCTCAAGTTCTGACCTATCAAAATATCAATCTCTTCTGATTTCACAAGGGGGAGATTAGCAACAATCCCGAATTTTGACAATTGACAAATAACCATATAACCTCACAAAAAGTAGTAGAAAATCATTTAAAATTGCTGCTTTACAAAAAACATAAAAAAGGCTTGACAGATATATCGTTTATTGGTATATTCGCTCCCATGGGGACACGCAAAGCATATCAAGCAACAAGCAATTTCGCCACTATAACATCGACGATAGTTTATAAAGTTTCAGCGCGTTCGCGTGCTGGAAAGCAGCCCCTCGGTTCGTTCTGGGTCCTCTCTGCTTTGCCGTATCCCCATACGCTAATCACCCAGAGCCCAAACGGATCGAGGGGCTAACTTTTTTTATCGGAGGTTCTTATGAAATCCCATGAAGCTTTGAAGCGTGCCGCAGGAGAGCAGGGGACATCGATGATCAAGGAGATCGCGACGCGCCTGTCTTTGGCCGGGAGCACGGTGTACAAGTGGACGGAGCCCTCTGAAAGCCCTACTGACTCCGGCGCGCGGAACCCGGTGGACATCCTTAAGCAATACATTGAGTCTTGCCTTATCCTTGGGCGTCCAAAGGAAGATGCGCTGGCTCCGCTGGATCATCTGGACAATCATTTTGGGCGCATTGCCATTACCCTTCCGAACCTCCAAAGCAAGACAACCTCTGACCTCCAAAAAGAACTGCTGATCGCCATGAAGGAATGCGGGGACGTTTTGGCGTGCCACAACGAAATTACGGCTCACTCTAGGATTTCGCAAAAGGACATTGCGCAGATGGAAGAAGAGGTCTGGCAGGCTACGAAGAAGCTGGTGGGCTATCTCTATGTGCTTAAAGGGACGGTGAAGTGATGGCTCTGGAGACGCTGACGAAACAGATGCTAAAAACTGAATACCATCTGAACGATGCCTACATTAAACGGTATGCGCGTGAGATGGGGGGAATCGGCAAGCCGATGATCTTTGACCGGGAGCTGGTGGAGCTGCACCTTCGGGAGCGCTTTTGGAAAGATCGGCTGGACCGGGACGAAAAGGAAGAGCAGCGGAGGATCCTGGCCGGAAACCTTGAACGCAGCATCAAGCTGATTCATCAAAGGGTGAAGCCTGCGGCTATTGGCAGGAGGACGGCAGCGTGAACAACGGGGGCATGGATCGGGGAGCAAGAGTCAAGAAAAAGACAACGTACCTGCCTGGGCAGTTTCCGAAAGAATGCGCATGCGGGGCCGTGTACTCTTTGTCTGAATGGTTGAAGCTGCAACACTGCGGGGTCTGGCACGGTACGCTGGACGGGAAACGAAAGTTTGATGACCTGGAAATGAGAAACTGTTGGTGTAAGTCCACTATCATGGTGAAGATTGAGGAGGGCGTATGCTGAAATGGAGAACCAAGGATATGATGCGGAAAGAGACGGACAGAATCGGCAGGGGCATGATGATGTTTGTGATGGTTTGCCTGGTGCTTTTGCTCGGGTATAACGTGGGGCTGCACCAGACAACGGCGATGGCGAAGGAAGAGGCGCGGATGGCGGCTGTCGTGGACATGAACATGAACCTGAAAAGCAACGGCTACTCGATTCAGTTTCGCAACCGCGAGGACGGGCGTATTGCACTGGTGTATCCGGCTCCGAGTATGGATGCGGCACGGGCAGCCTCTGTTTCGAGCGTGCGGAGGTAGGTGATGAAGATACCTGATGCTGACCTTGACCGCGTAGGGAACACGTACCGGGCGCTGTGCCATAACAATGATGTTTTGATGGTTGACAGAAAGGTCGTTACCTTTGAAAAATTTCTTCGGGTTGCTTTGGGAGTGGATGATACGAATTGTACGGAGGTGGATCATGGGCCTTGCAGAACGTATGCGTACTACTAGATATTTTCATGAGTTGGTGATGTCGAAGATTGAGGGCAGGATTTCTCAGGCTGAGCTTGAGCGCAGGACCCGGGAGTTTAACAGCGAGCAGCTTTCGCTGGGCATAGGGGCGGGGGAAGTGCCGAGGATGGGATCCACCACGGAGGCACGGAGACACGGAGAAAGGCAAGATGCTGCTTAACAAGGCAATCGGATATATACGGGTTTCGACGGACAAGGAGAAGCAGGCGAACAGCCTTGCGGCTCAGCCGGAGACGATCAAGGCCTATGCGAAGATGCAGGGTCTGGATCTGATCGATGTTGTGGCTGACGAGACGTCTGCTTTGAAGGTTCCGTTCTTTGAGCGGCCGGGCGGCTCGAGGATCCTTGCGCTGATTAAAGAGAAGAAGGTACAGCACGTGATCGGCGCGAAGGTTGACCGGATTTTCCGCAATGTTCAGGACGGGCTGGAGACTGCGGACTGGTTGAAGGCCCGGGGGATTGAGCTGCATGTGATCGATACCGGCGGGATTTTGAACGTGAACGACGCTGCCGGCAGGATGATGTTCAGCATGCTCCTGGCCGTGGCAGAATTCGAGCCGCGCAGAATTTCACAGCGCACACGCGAGGCCCTGGGCGTGATGCGATCGGCAGGGAAAAAGGTGGGCACGGTGCCCCTTGGCTACCGGGAAGTTGATGGGCAGCTGGTAGAGGTTCCGGAGGAGATGGAGATTGTGAACGAGATACTGCTTCGCGATGGACGTGGTGAGACGATGAAGGGTATCGCAACTATTTTGAATGCCAGGATGGTACCGACAAAACAGGGCGGAACGTGGCATCCGAGCACGATCCGGGCGATTGTGAAGCGGAAAAGCGTATAGGCGGGGGCGTGTATGTGCGGAAAATGTCAGAGACTCGATACTACAAAAAATCTTATTCAGGCCATGGATGGGCCGCTGCGGGTGCTTACTCACCTGACGCAGGCGATTAAAGAGGATTTGAACAAGACGGAGAAGGAACTGAAAGAGGCGGTTGCGGAGGGCAAACATGAACAGCTATAACAAATTCATCGGACTGGGCAACCTTACGCGGGATCCGGAGACGAGGTATACGCCGAGCGGGACGGCGATCTGCACGTTTGGGATCGCGATGAACCACAAGTATAAGCAGGGAGACGAGACAAAAGATGAGGTCTGCTACCTGGATGTGATCGTTTTCGGGAAATATGCAGATGTCTGCCAGAAGTATCTGACCAAGGGGCAGGGCGTGCTTGTTGAGGGCCGCATACGGCAGCGGAGATGGAGCGAGAAGGAGTCTGGAGCGCCCAGAGCCAAGCATGAGTTGATTGCTTCGGCTGTGAATTTTATGCCGAAGAAGCAGGGGGAAGCGGCCGGTAGTCAGTATCCCATAGAAGAGCCGCCTATGGATGAAGGGCCGATCCCGTTTTGACGCCCTATAATTGTAAAAACACCGACCGTCCTGTTGCAAGAAGGAAAATTCAAAGCTGAGTGAGAACATTGATGCGAGACAATTCAGGCGGTCGGTAAAGAATACCACACACAGATAGGGATAAGGAATCCGGTGTGCCGTCGCAGGAGTGCATGGAAGCGACCTTGAATTAGTCGGAACTGGCAAAGATGCATGTGAACTTATCCCCTATGCCGTGAGTAAGGGGCTTTCCCCCAGGCATAGAACGCGAGTTGCAACCCGGCCTCACCGACTTGGGGCCGGACATTTAACGGGGCGAGTTGAGCCGACCGAGGAATGGACGGGATTATGAGCGAGCAGGCCAGAGAATTTGAACGCCTACAGAGAAGCAACAAATCAATGAATAAGTTTTTGACTGCGATAGCGGAAACAGTCGGGACCATTGTTCCGAAAAATGCGATTGACGGCATTAACGCCGCTTATGAACTTTCGGAGAGGATCATCGAGCTTGCCGAGATCGCAAAACACCAAGACGAATTGAAGCGCGGGAATACTGCTTTGATTATTGCATTGATGGACATGTGTCAGCAACATTGTTCTGAAAGCAGCGGACTACTTTGTGAAGATGGCCTGTCCTCAAACGAATTTGCGTTCAGTGTGCTACAAGAGGCCGGGTTCGTAGACGAACAAGCGGTAGGATGCTATAAACTTCTTTGGGACAAAATACGGGAACGGGACAAACTATTCAGCATTACCGTTCCGAAATGATAACGCGGACGTAAGCCGCAAGCCGAAGGCGCAGTCGGCTTGACGGACTGGTTTGAAAATTATGACCGAATACAACTGGCACGAAGATTTTTTTAAACGGAAGGTTTACCCGCAGATATGCAAGGACGCGGGTGAGTGCTCCGGGTTTTTCGCCTGGCTGGAGGTTTCCGAAAAGCAACTGTACGATGAGATCTTCCGGCTGGAGCAGGAGATCGATGCTATCTGGATTGCTCAGGGTGATCGGCAAGCGTTTCGCAGGGCTTGCCTGGATTGGTATAGGTCTGTGATGTCTGGGATCGAGAAGTGGAAAGTGGCGATGAAGCAGGAGACAGAAGCCAGAAGTCAGAAGCCGGTGGAACCTGAGCAGATGAATATGGCGATGCGTTTAAACGAGGAGGCGGGATGCGGTACAGTCGGACGATTTTTAAAACAGTAAAAGGTGAATCGGTCTTTGCGAAGGACGGCTGCAAAAACTGCCACGGGACTGGGATTACCGGATATCATGCGGGCAAGGCGATGCAGTGCCGCTGTCTCCGTATTGAGCAGGCGGCGCCCGCGGCTGACGCTTCCCAAGAATCAACGGCGACTATGGACGCCAAGGGGCGGGAGGTGTTGGCATAAGCTCCCGGCATTGGCAACGGTCTGCGAAGAATGGTCCGCGAAAGATCGATGGCGATCAGGTAATTTACCGATGTTTTGATTGTTCGAAGTCTGGGGCGTGTGAGTTTCAGAATAAGGCACCCTGGCCTGCTACAGAGATAGCGGCAGGGTGTACGCTGCCGGATAAGGAAGATGGGGGTGATGCTGATGAGTGAGGGGCGGCTTTGGACACGTCGCCCGATCAGGGGTTTGCCTGAGCCTTGGAGTCAGGCTGGTTGTTTGTTGTTGGTAGGTAGTTGTGCAGGATTTACACTCGTTTAAAGCAACCCCGGGTCCCGCTTTAGCACCGGGATCCGGGGGAAATTAAAAAAATGTCAAAGCATGAGACCAGAAATACCGTTGCCGTTTCCGCATGGTGCAATACCTGCAACCGCAGAACCATGCACCGGGTGAGTGATCGCCGCGTGGGGACGTGTATGGAGCATGCGCCGGTCGGGATGAGCAAGAAGCAGGAACGGGCGCAAAAGATACGCGAAGCAGAGAAACAAAATCCGAGGTTGTTTTAAGAGGATGGCGATTTGAATGAACTCTCACTCTTCACAGGAGCAGGCGGCGGGGTGCTCGGCACCATGCTCCTCGGATTCCGGCATATCGGCTACGTCGAATGGGACGGGTACTGCCAAAAAATCCTCGCGCAAAGGATCAAGGACGGCATCCTCGACTACGCGCCAATCTTTGGCGATGTCCGAGCATTCGTTAGTGAAGGGTACGCCGCAAGCTATACGGGAATGGTTGATGTGCTTACCGCAGGATTCCCCTGCCAGCCCTTCAGTGTTGCAGGAAAGCAAAAAGGAGCAGACGACGAACGCAACATGTGGCCAGCCACAGCAGACGTTATTCGGATTGTCAGGCCACGATTCGTTCTGCTTGAAAACGTGCCCGGAATACGCGGCTACCTGCCCGTGGTCATCAGAGACCTGCGGCGACTTGGTTACACCGTTCGACGACCCCTCCAGCTTGGGGCTGATGATGCCGGAGCGCCGCACAGAAGAAAACGGGTGTGGATTTTGGCTCGGGACACCGAGAGCAACGCAAGCGATACGGTCGGAACGGTTTGGCAAGGGCAGGACTCCATCACCGGAAGAGTTTGTGCAACAGTGGCCTACACCGAGGGCGGGGAAGACCACGGACGAGAACGAAGAAACATGGATGAAGCGATACAACGAGGGCAAGGTAAGCACTCCGCCTTTGACTCTGGCCGTGAAGATGTGGCCGACTCCTCGGGCGGAATACGACAGCGGGATGCACAAGGGCAAACCGGACACGCTGCACAGCGCGGTGAAGATCTGGCCCACTCCACGAGCGAACGATGCAGAGAAGAGGGGGCAGATAGCGAACGATCCGCGAAGCGGCCTACCAGTAGATGTGAAATATTATCCTACTCCGGCGGCCAGGGATTACAGGAATCAACATGCGGACGGATCAGAAGCCTTCATGAAAAGACAAGAACACCCGAGGGGAGTCAACCTAGTGGAACAGATACAACGGGATGGCGAGATTGGCCAGTTGAACCCGACGTGGGTAGAGTGGCTCATGGGGTGGCCTCTCGGGTGGACAGACTTAAAGCCATTGGAAATGGACAAGTTCCGCGAGTGGTGGCAGCAGCATGGAGGATATTAACAAAATGACTGAACTTTTACTTTTTACATCTTCATTCCTCTGCGTGTTCGCCCTGGGCTTTCAAAGCCTGAATGTGAACAACGGGCACTATACAGCAGCATTTTTTACGAGCTTTATGATCGGAGCATCGAACCTGATGCTGTTTAAGATGGTGCCGAATGCCTGCGCGTCTGAGATGGGCGCGTATCTGGCCGGTGGGCCGATCGGGATTGTCTGTGCGATGAAGTTTCATGGATGGTTTAGGAGGAGGAAGGGATGATGCACGAATGCCCGAAATGCCATGAGCCTATGATACTAAGTATCGTTACCGGGCGTCTTATTCGCGGGGTGGAGTGCTTTTGCCATGAAGCATTGGTTTATATCGAAAAGAAGGGAACCGTCGCATGACAGATGCAAATCTTCAAAAGCTCCCGCCGCAAAATATCGAAGCCGAGCAGATGGTTTTAGGCGCGGTGCTGATTGAGAACGATGCGCTCCTGCGGATCAGCGACCTGCTGCATGCTGAGGACTTTTATAAAGATACTCATCGGAAAATCTATGCTGCCATGCTCTCGATGTTTAACCACCGGGAGTCTATCGACCTCGTGACGTTGACTGAGCGTGTACAAAAGGGAGATGGCTTGGCTTCTGTTGGTGGGGCCTCATATCTGGCGCTCCTGGTGAGCCTGGTGGCCACGTCTGCGAACATCCGGCACCATGCCAAGATTGTTAAGGAGAAGGCCATGCTCCGGCGTGTGCTTCATTGGAGCTCGGACATCACGACAAAGGCCTATGCGGGCGTCACTGACGTTCGCGATTTTTTTACCTCCATGGAGAGCGACCTGGTTGAAATGTCGTCATCGGTGCGCGAGAAGAAGAGCCCGCACGTGACGGACATCCTGGCTGCCAGAAAAATCGAGGTTGAGAAGATTCAAAAAGGCGACATCAGGCGGTTTAATATTCCGCTTTTTGAGACGTTGCTGGATGATCCTCCTATTCCGTTTGTTTACCCCGGGTTTTCTATGGTGATCGGTGGATATACGAGCTGCGGGAAAAGCACGCTGCTTGCTCAGATGGTGGTTGACTGGTGTATGCAGGGCGCAAAGGTTGCCATCTTTTCCCTCGAAGACCCGCAGCCGATCAAGGCGATTAAGCTCATTGCGAACCTGTCTGATGTGATGCAGAAAAAAATTCTGATGAATAATATCGGCGGGTTCGAAGACCGCATTCAGGAAGCAGAGGACGCGATAAAGTCTTGGGGACTATTGATTTATGACGACGTGCGCTCTATCGATGAGATCATGTTGAAGGTGAAGAAGCACAAGCTGCAGGGCGGGCTGGATATTGTCTGCCTTGACTATATCCAGAAGATTCAGGGGGACGGGAAAAAATATGATGTGCTGTCAGACGCTGCAATCAAAATGGATGATATGGCCAAGGACCTGCAAGTCGCCACCGTTACGCTTTCTCAGGTAAACAACGAGTCTGTGCGCAACCCGAGTGAGCTTATGGGGATGAAGGGCGCCGGAGAGATCGAGTCGGCTATGGACGCGGTGCTTAGGATTAAGAGGCCGAAGGGTGACGACTACTCCCTGGACGCTGAGCTTTTGAAAAATAGGATTTTTGGAGAGACGGGAAATATTCCTCTTCAGTTTAGTAAATTTTATACGCGCATCGAAAACAGAATGGGGGTACGGGCATGAATACAGATATACGCATCAAAACATCGTTTCCAAACCATCCAAAGACTCTCCGTCTGATAGACATGGCGGGAGAGATGGCTCCGTGGTGTTTGGTTAAGCTGTGGCTATTTGCCGGGCAAAATAGACCGAACGGAATACTTAAAGGGATGTCCCAGGATGACATCTGTAAAGTATCAGGATGGAGTAAAGATCCAAGCCTTTTTATCACATCATTACTCGGTTGCGGATATAAAATCGGCTGCGGATACCTCAATCAGACAAAAAAAGGCACTTTTGTGATCCATGGATGGAAAGAACACAACGCTTACTGTTTTAATTCTCCCCTCCGTGTAGCAGCGGCAAAAAAGGGCGCAAGTGCCCGTTGGCAAAAGAAAAATTGCTCTACAAAAAACGTATGCGGTTCGCATGAAACCGCATTGCCCATCGCATCAAACAGCAATGCCCCTTCTCCTGTTCCTTCTCCTTCTCCTACTCCTGCTCCTACTCCTGCTCTAGGTGAAGCCAGGACAGGGGCGCTTGTAAGTATAAACCGAAACGTCAGCGGGCAGTCGGTTGATGCGATGGGGAGAAAGTTGAAAACATTTCGATGATGATCCCGGAATACATACGCTGGATGGAGCGCAACCAGGCAGCAGAGAAGACGATTAAGAGTTATTCGAACAAGGTCATGATATTTGTTTCCTGGCTGGACAAACAACTCATTGGGATCCCGGAGGTTGACCCGGACCGCGTGATGCAGTTCCATAACCACCTGCTCGCTGATCGCAAGCAGAAGCCGTCAACACGATCGTCGTATCTGGGAGCGTTGAGGAGTTATTTTGATTTTCTGATTACTCAGGGCGTGTTTAAAGAAAACCCTGCGAAGGCAGTTGCAAAGCCGAAGATACGCAAGGCTCCTCCGGATCAGATGGACGAGGATGAACTTGCCAGGCTCATGAACGCAGCGTTTGAAAAGAAAACCGAGAAGGGCATGCGCGACCTGGCTATCGTGGCGATACTCGCAGGAACTGCATGCAGGGTGAGCGCACTGACCGCTATGCGCATTCAGGATTTTCGGCCAACTGATGTGACCATCCCCGAGAAGTGTCAGCACTGCGGGCAGGGCATTGTATCTGGGCCTCGATCTGGGAGAGGGAAGAAGGTTAAGGTCACGATGGTTCGGTTGCGTGAGAAGGGCGGCAAGGAGTGGGATGTTATTGTTCCAGAGAAAGCATCGTTTTTCTTGAGTCAGTATCTGAACAACAGGAAGATAGGCATGCGCACAGACATTGTGTTCCCGGTCAAGCGTGGATCGATTCAGCAGATCAGTAGACATGGCGCGTTGTATGCAATCAAGCGCTTGGCAGTAGTTGCGGGAATCACGCGCAAGATATCACCGCACTCATTCAGGCACATTGCTATTACCTGGTGGTTGGACATAGGGATTGACCCTGATGTTGTGCGTCAGTGGGTTGGGCATAGTGCATTGAGTCAGACGATGGACTATCGTAACAAGTCAATACGATCGTTCGTATGGTCAGGCATAGGCACAGACCGAAACCTATTGGAGCATGTAAAGACCCCGATGGACGTGGTGTTTAATAAGATGCGTTGATATATTCGTTTGCGTATTCTGTGGTTTAGTTAGTAATGGGTCAATTTAATATGTCTTATTATTCATGTGTTGGTGTGCTTATCCACAGATATAAACATTTGAACCCTTGCTCTAATTCTATAAGGCATTGAATTGTTAAATCAAAACCAATGGACACAGGGGAACGGTTATGTATTTATGAGAAATTGCAAAGGGGTACCCCTTCCCTACAGGGGGGTGGGTTGATTTGGAGATTGGGTATGTTTTAGTTTGAAATCATGATTTTACGAGGGGGGCGCTGGATGATAAACGATGATGGGCGAATTGATACATGGGCTGAGATTGAGGATGCTATCGCGCGACAGACCGAGAAAAAACTTGCAGCTGACATGTTCGATCAAAAGCTGGCGGCCCTTCGCGCCCAAGAATTCGCGGGAGATGTTGTGCGCCTGATCTGCTCGATGCTCGGCGGAGAAGAGGTGTATGTACCAAAACTTGCGCGGCACCATCGCGAGGAGCGCGACACGCAGATCAAGATGGCGTTCAACGGCGCGTGTAAAGAAACCGCACGAGAGGTCGGACTTTCTGCCCGGCAGGTTCGGAATATTGTGTTTGTGAAAAGAGAGGCCTGATTGGGCCGATTACCTGATTCTGAAAAATAGTGAAATTTTACCACTGATAATTTCCTCGACAATTCGTTAGAGTCACGCCATCAGCTTAATTAGGCTGGTGGCGTTTTTGGTTTTAGACGCTACCGCCAAGGAGATCGGTGGCAGAAACGAATTCTGAAACGAAGTCGGCTATCCCCCTGAAACGCTCTCAGTTTGTCTGCCCGAAATGCCAAGGCGAGGACAAGCAGGGGGCGTTTTTTTTCTTCGCGCCCGCAGAGGATATCCGCACGAATGAATCCGGTGACTATGTCGCGGACTGTCCGCAGTGTGGCGTGGAATGCGCGGAGCTGTGGTACATGCGAAACGTGCGGCTCTGTGCGGGCAAGCAAACAGGGCCCACCAGCGAGGCGGGCAAGAACAAGGTCCGCATGAACGGATACAAGACTGGCTCATCGTACCTGTCCGGCGCCATCCCCAAGGTGCTTCCTCCAGCCAAACCCGGCAAATATGCAGAATGCGAGTCATGCAACGATCGCGAAGACTGCGACCAGGAGGTCAAAGACGCTGCGGGGACGTGCCGGACAGTTATTTGCCACAGGCAGAGCGAGGTCTTTGCAAAATATCGCGCCGCGCATCTATCCGGTGATCCAGAATCGCTGCGCATGATCGCTGCGGACACGCACGCACGCATGCACCTGGTGATGAATGCCTGCTTCAAGGCAGTCTTCGAAGAGGGCATTTATATTGAGCAGCCGATTTACGAGTATGATCCGATCTCAAAAAAGCGCGTAATCATTGGCTACGAAAAACGCATCAACCCCGCCATCAACGAGTCAATCAAGATCCTCGAGAAGATGGGCTTCAGCCTGTCCGACTGGACGCTTACGCCGAAGAGCAAAGAGGCGAAGGCGGCACTGGAAGGATATCTTGCCGGTAAGGCAGCAGCCGAGGGCAAGCCCATTGATGAATTTATCGCCGAACACAACCAACACATGAAGGATTTCCAGAAGGCGATCGCAAAAGGAAGCGCAGCAGCTCAACAGGACGAGACGTTAATGGAGACGCAAGCAGAAGAGGCGGAAACGCAGGAAGAAAAACCACTGGATTCCCGATAGCATCATTCGGGAATGACGGGGAATGCAATGCATGACGCAAGCGTATGCACCAAACATACAGATTCGGAACAGGGCAGAGGAGGAGATCGAGAAGTACGCGAGCTCGGACTTGCTCTGGCTGAAACACATCTGCAACTTCACTCCTCGGCCGCAGCAGCTGATGTACATGGCGCAGATGGACGAGAATCCGTTTATCTCAATCGTGGCGATGCAGAGGACGGGCAAGTCTCGCGGCGTGGATGCGAAGTGCGTGAAATGGACGGCAACGGTCCCGAAGGAAGACCTTCGATTCTTTGCTCCGGCGGTCTATCAGGCGCGGAAAAACCTGAAGGACACGATCGACATCATCTTGAACTCGCCAATCCTCTTGGCGTATATCGAAACGAGGCTCGGGCGGAGGCAGATCTCTTCAACCCACTTCGCATTTATGAACGGGTCCAACGGAGAGGCATTCGGTCAGGAGTCGAACCTGGACGGCGTGAACGCGACAATTTTGCACCTGGACGAGTTCGACGATATGGACATGGAAGTTTTCAAAAACCGCATTCTTCCGCGCGGCTCGGGCAAGAACGAGAACGGCATGCCCACGCGGGTGATCTTGACCGGAACCATCCAGGAGGAGCAGGGGAACCTATACGCGATCTCGCAGGACGAGACGTTTTTCAAAGCTCCAATGATAAACATCTATCACGCGCTCGAGGCCGGGCTGATCGACCGCGCGTTTTTCAAGCTTTTGAAAGAGCAGCTGACCCCGGACGAGTGGCTCAGGATCGCGCTCTGCATGTACAAGGGCGGCAGACAGTTCTTTCCGCAACGTGCGCTGCGCAAGATGCAGATGCGCGGCGCGGAGATGCAGATGAAGCTTGTGCTGCCGGAATTCGGGAAAGCGTACGACTCCGAGGGCGATATATCGTTCGGCCTGGACATGGGCGCCCAGGGGCAGCAGGCAACAAGCTCGAAATATTCTCTCACGGTGACGGAGCGCGTGGGACTTTGGAAACGGTATCTGTACGGCCGCGAGTGGGCACCCACCACGGACCCGAAGGTGGTCAAGCGGGACATCGTGGAACTCTGGAGCTATTTCCGGCCGCGCGGCGGATTTGGCGACGCCTTCGACAGCAACTTGATAGCAGACATCAACGACCAGCTGTATGCAGAGGGGCTGGTCTCGTATTCGCGGCAGCGTGAGGGCACGGAAGAGAACTGCCAGGGCAACTGGGACAAGTGGCCGTTTCAACCGATCCGGTTCACCGGATATCAAAAGCACTGGATGCTCAAGACGCTCCGGGACGACATCATCGAGGGCCGGTTTTTCAGCCCGCTCCTGGAGATAGAATCTGACGACCGGTGGGATCCGGCAAAGGCAAAAAACTTCAGCGATCCGGCGGAAGGCGACAAGGCGCTGATAAAGTTCCTGGTGCAGTGCAAGAACATTCGAGCAGAGCGGGCGCCGTCTGGACAATATTACCTCTATAGCATGATCAAGGCCCGGCTCGGAGATGACGGAGTGGATAGCGCATCAATGGCAAACGCTTTTTTGGAGACCGGGAAGGGATCTGTTTCAGGGCCGATTGAGCATGTGAGCAGCGGAGCAACACTTATGACAAAAGAGGCAAGAGTTTGGTGACGAACATTCTAAAACGCATAACAAGCCGGTTTGCGGATTCACCCGCAGCGGCTGTACCCACGCCCGCTCGCTACCGGAGCAACAAGGCGATAGGTGCGGAAGTTGCTGGTGCGTTTAACCCTAACAATCCCGTTGGCTCATGGCACGGAACGAACAACCGGCTTGGCTGGATGCGCTCTTACAACCCCGACGACCTGGTGAAATCCAAGTCTAAGGGCATACAGATTTATCAGGAGATGACCCGCGAGCCGATCGTCAAGGCGGCATTGCAGCAGAAAACCACGGCGTTGCTCTCCGTACCCTGGGGCGTGAAGCCAGCATCAACGGACGCGGGAGACGTTGAGCGTGCGAAGTTCGTACTCTGGAACTTGAAAAACCTGGCTGGCGGTTTTGCGAGAGACGTGTGGGAGATGTGCGACGCATTAGTTGTCGGGCATTCAATCCAAGAAAAGGTCCTGGAGTTGGTGGAAGGCGGAGACTGGGATGGGATGATCAGAATCCGTTCGTTGAAATCGAAAGACCCGTACTATTTCGGGTTTGCTTTTGACGAATTTATGAATCTTCTTCCCAACGGCGTGATTATGACCACGGCTGCAAATGGCGAATCAAACGTGTCATTGTCTGCTGAAAAATTCTTCGTGTTCAGCTACATGAAAAAATACGAGAACCTTTACGGCCAGAGCGATCTTCGGGCGGCTTATCGGGCTTTCTGGATCAAAGACACAGCCTGGAAACTCCGGTCTGTGTACATGGAGCGCTTTAGCGGAAACAACCTGAAGGGGAAATATCCCAGAAACAAAGATGCTGAAGCGAACAAGAACAAGCTCCTTGAGATATTCAAGTCCTGGCAGAACGAGACCGGCGTTGCCATCCCCGAGGACCTTGAGATCGAGGTGATGCAGGTTGCCACTTCGTCAGATTCTGAATATGCCCGGGCTATGGCTGACTGCAACGTGGACATGGCGGTAAGCATCCTGGGCGAGACCCTGACGCTGAACGAGGGCAGAAAGACCGGTGCGCGGAACATGGGAGAGATTCACAAAGAGGTAGTGGATCTCTTTGTGCTGTTCCTCGACATGATCCTGACGGCAGATATCAATGAGCAGATTGTACGTCCCCTCATCGATCTGAACTATTCCGGCGTGACGGAGTATCCAGAGTTTTACTGGTACCCGCGCGAGGACTATGACCCTGTTGCATTCGGAACAGCGATAAAAAGTTGGAAGGAAGCAGGAGCGAAGATTTCAAAGGCATGGTTTTACGAACGCACCAGGATGCCGTTGCCGACTGGGAAGGACGATGAACTTGAACCGGAAAAGACGCAGCCGGTGACGGTGAATCCATTTGGAGCACAGACCTCTGGGCAAGAACCTAACCGCGAAGGCGCGAAGGTAGCGAAGGAAGGCGGAAGTAAAGAGCAAGAGCCGAAGCCACTTGAGAAGATGGCGGAGCAATCCAGCGGTTACTCTCGCGAGCTGTCGAAGTTCGAAAAGTTCGCGGAGATTCCGAAGATTGACAACCGGCTGAAGATGCTGACGGACAAGGCAATCGCCATCTCACAGCCTGCATACGATCAGATATTTAAAAACATCCTTTCGCAGGTTGAAAAAAAGAACGTCCTTGCTTCCAGCGACTATGCAGCGGCTGCAAAGATCGCCGTGAACCCGGCGCCGCTCAAGGACGTTTTGTTCCGCACGCTGCTCACAGCAAACATGATGGGACGAGCGGACGTGGTGATAGAGACGCAGAACCAGGGCTACAACTTCGGAAAAATTAAAAAATTCGCGGAGGTTGGATTCGACTGGTCTTTAATGGACGGCCCGTTCACTCCGGAAGAAGCCTCTAACTTCTTTGCAGGCAAAGTACCGATGACGAAAGAGGAATATGACGCGCTGGTGCAGCAGCTCATGGACCAGGCGTTCTATGTTTCTGGTCTTGACAAAACCGCGATCGAGGGAGATGTCAAAGGACTCCTGACCGATGCGCTAAAAAATGGGATGTCGCTCGACACCTTCAAGTACAAGTTGAATGAATTGCAGATTAAGTACACCAAGCCAGTTTACGAGCGCGAGGGAGTAGGCCAGGCTTCTGCTGACGACACGGTGCTCGACTACCATGCAGAGACCGTGTTCCGCACGAACATCATGAGTTCGTACAACGAAGGCAGGTCGGAGATTTATAACGATCCGGACGTGAGTGTGTTTTTCCCCGCACTCGAATACACGGCGATCATGGACGGAAGAACCACGGAGACCTGCAGCGAGCTCGACGGCATGATTCGGCTGGCTGATGATCCGGCATGGGACAAGTTTTGGCCGCCGAACCACTTTAACTGCCGAAGCACAGTGGTGAGCATCAATAAATATGACTTTACCCAAGACATGATTACGGAAGTCCCGAACGTGGATCCGCAGGAAGGCTTTGGAAGCTAAGGAGGACAAAATGACAGGCAAAAAAGAAACCATCGACATGGCGGAGCTGAAGGACATTGAGATATTCGAAGCCGGGACGTATCGGGGGAAAAAGTATGACGATGCAGCTCTCGACACCATGGTCAAAAACTTTAATCATCACAAAGACACGCTGAAGCCTGTTGCGGTCATTGGGCATAGCGAGGAACAGGACCTTCTCACCAAGTCAGACCTTTTCTCGGCTGGGACAATGACGAGCGTGAACAGGATCGGATCAAAGCTCGTCGCTTCATTCAAAGACGTGCCGCAACTGCTGGCAGAGCTTATCAATAAGGGAGCATTCAAACGCATTAGCTCCGAGATTTACGACAACTATAAAGGCATGGGCAATGCCCTGCGTCGTGTAGCAATCCTTGGGGGAGACATCCCCGAAGTGAAGACCCTCCAGGACATTGCGGCGCTCTACGCCGAAACGTCCGAGGGACAAACCACATGGGTCGGATTCGATGAAGCCGAACCAAAGTCCAATGAAAAGGAGAAAAGCGATATGGAAGTCAAAAAATTTGAGGAGTTGCAAGCACAGGTGACGAAGCTCTCTGAGACCGTTACCGCGCAGGCCACGACCATCGAAACCCTGAAGGCCGAGAAAGACCAGGCTATCACGAAACTCAGTGAAGAGCAGACGAAGGCAAAAAAAGCCGAGATTCATCAGTTCTGCGAAAACCTGAAACGCGACGGCAAGCTCATCCCGGCAATGCAGGACATGGGCGTCGAGAAGTTCATGGAAGCGCTCGAAGACACCACGGTGCAGAAGTTCGCTGAAGGCGACAAGGCCGACGACCTCTCTCAGCTTGGCTTCATGAAGAAGTTCATGGAGCAATTCGGGAAGATCGTCCACTTTGGCGAGACCGCAGGAACCGGCGACGCACCCAAGGACGAAGAATGCACTGCAAGCGAGAAGCTTGCGAAGCTGACGGAAAAGAAGATCGTCGACGCAAAGTCTGCGGGCACGGTAATCAGTTTCGCTGATGCCTTCACGCTGGTGCAGAAAGAAAACGCGGAACTCGCAGCGGAGTACCTCGCGGAAATCATCACGAAGTAAGGGAAGCAGAATCAACACAACGAATACAAGGAGGAATAGATCATGGCAACTGAGAATAAAGTTTTAGACATCTCGCTCCCGGCGGATGAAGACCTTTCAAACGACCAGTTCCGCATCGTAGTGCTCGACGCCACCAGCGGCAAGGTGCGTAGACCGAACGCTGCAACGGATATCCCGCTTGGGGTTCTGCAGAATGCTCCGAGTGCGGTTGGCATGGCCGCAGTCGTGAGACCTCTGGGCGGTGGCATCAGTAAGGTTCAGCTTGGCGCAACGCTCGCTATCGGCGCAATTTTGCAGATGGAATATGTGTCTGCAACTGATGCGGGCAAGGGCATTGCCGCAGTGGCAACCGGCTATCCGGTAGGCACGCTGCTTTTGGGCGGCGCGGAAGACGAGCTTGGAACCCTCTTGCTCACCCCGCTCACGGTCAAGGCGTAGGAGTAGTTCATCATTAACCAAGGAGGACACAAACCATGGCACAACCTGACGTAAGATCACAGATCGTCCAGGGCCCGCTCCGGGACGTAAGCATTCAGTACAAAAACAAAAACTATGTGGCGGATCGGGTGTTCCCGATCATCGAGAACTGCCCGCCTCTGGCAAAAGTAGCCACCTATGGAAAAGGCGCCTTCTTCCGTGACGAAGCGGACGTGCGCGGCCCTGGTGGTCAAGCAAAGCGCGGCGGGTATCCGACCGGCTGGGTGACCATTGCCCCGACCGAGTACGCATTTGCCAAGGAAGTAACGGACGAAGACCGCGATGTATCGGCCCTTGCATTCGCGCCGCCTCTCAAGCCTGACCAGGACGCTCTGGAGTTCTGCTCTGACAAGATCGATATGTCCAGAGAGCGTCGTACTGCAGCCACGATTCTGGCACAAACCTGGATTGACGGTACGTCCGGAGGCACGGACGCGGCAGGAGCATGGGCAGCAGGTGGAAGCAATACGTTCCTGGCCAATATCATGACCGGCATTCAGGCCATTAAGGGCGCAAGCGGATTCACTCCGAACCGTCTGCTCCTTGACCTGAAAACCTTCCTGAGCCTGAAGCAGGAAGCCACTATCCTCGACAAGATCAAGTATACCCAGCGTGGTGTATTGACCGCTGATTTGCTCGCGGCCTTGCTGGAACTTGAAGAGGTGATTGTCGGCGATGCCATCTATTCCACGGCAAAAGAAAAGAAAGACGGAACCGACTTCACCGCAGCCCAGATCTGGGAGAAGAACGCAGGCAAGGGCATGGGCTTCTTGTACTATGCTCCTCCGGCACCGGGGTTGAAGACTCCTTCTGCTGGCTATACCTGCCGCGTACCGCTTCAGGGTGCATCGCGCAGAGTAACCACCTGGAGGGAAAACGCATCTCACCAGGATGTGTACGAAGTAGCAGAGATGACCGACATCATTGCCAGCGGCACGGTAGCAGGCTATCTCTGGATCGATACGTTCCTGACGTAGTCCCAGATGACGTAAATACAAAACGGGGGTGGTAACCCCGCCCCCGTTTTTTTTGAGGTTCTCATGCCCTACTGCACGAAGGCAGACATATTAAACCTTGAGCTTACCAACGCGGAGCTGATCACGCTGACGGACGACAAATCCCTGGGCGAGGTTGCCACGGCGATGGTGACTGCTGCGATTGCCAAGGCAGACGCGGAGATCGACGGACACTGTCAGGCGAAATATACGGTGCCGTTCGTCACTGTCCCTCCGATCGTGATGGGGTGGTCTGCGACGCTGGCAGCGTTTAACCTCTATCGCAACAGGCCGAAGCCTTCAACTCTGGTTGATAGATACAACAAGGTCATGTCGTGGCTCACCAAAATATCCGAAGGCAAGATGTCCATCCCCGGCGCCACGGATACAAGCGGCCTTCCGGGCAGCACCACGGATGGAACTGTGCAGACGTTTCGCAGAACACAAACAGACATCAACGGGAACATCGTCGGAGAGCCCGGAAGCACGGGGGTGTGGTAAATGGACGACATGGCTCAAAAACTATGCGACTCAAAGCATGCCGATCTGGACAGACGAATCTCCGGTGTAGAAACCACACTGGCCGAGAACTTAAAAAAACTGTACGACAAAATTGATGAGTTTGGAAAACGGCCAACCTGGTCGGTGTCGGTAATTATTACCGTGCTGAGCTCATCTTGTGTTGGACTGCTTGTTCTGGCATTGAGGCGATGATATGGCGCTGACAATAAAAACAAAGGGCATGCCCACGGTACAGGAGACCATCAACGGATATATGGACCGGATGAAAAACCCTTCTCCGTTTCTGCGGGTAGGCGGCGTGCTGATGCTCGAATCAGTGCAGCGCAATTTCATGGAAGGCGGAAGGCCGGACAAGTGGAAACCAGTATCAGAAGTAACGTACCTTTTGCGCTACCGGGACAAGGCACGATTCAACACGTATTCCAGCGGAAAGAACAAGGGACGCATCACAAAGGCCTCGGCTGACAATTTTGTATCAGGCGGCGCGGATCCGCTCAGAGACACTGGGCTTTTGATGGCATCGATCACGCCAAAGGAACAGACGGACAAGAGCATAAGCATCGGTACAAACGCACCACAGGCTGCGCTGATGCATTACGGTGGAGAACCAAAAGGATTTATAAAAGGCAAAGCCCTTATTCCGGCACGGCCGTTCATGCTGCTGCAGGACGCGGACCGGGAAACGCTGACGAAGATGGCGAAAGAGTTTGTGATGGGCAAATAACGGGGGCAACGGGAACAGCATGAAGCAACTTCTTACCAACTTACAAACGAGATTGAGCGAGCAGGTGTCCTACCTGCCGATGAGGGATGCAGACCTCCGGGCGATCTATATTGTTCCGGATGAAAACGACATCCCAGAGATAGCTGCATTTCCGTGCTTCGGGTTGAAGGACGGCGGGATCTCTTACGACGCCGGGGGCGGGACCAGGCGCGAGACGCTGATGGTAACGCTGATCGCATACGTGAGCATATCTGAACAGGAAGCATCCATGATCGGCGATGAAGAGAACCCCGGAGTGCTTGATCTGATGACGGACGCGAAGGCCGCACTTGACGGATGGGTGCCTGAGGGATTCACCACGGCTGATCTTCTTTCAGAGAGCGCAAGCGTGCGGCTGATAAAGAT